CCCTCAGGTTTAATGAGACGACTATCGGTTGCTGGTGAAACCCTCAACCGTAGAGCGAAGGCCACTATAAAGTGGCGCCCTGATCGGCTGTTTACTCCTGCTAGGCCATTGCGGCCGAACCCGGAGGAAGTATACACATCGTTTCCAAGATTCCAGAAGTCAGGTTCTACCGTGATTCTTAATGATCACGTTAGTGTAAAAATCTTTCGACGGACTTGGTCTGGTGTGCGTACTCCCGGTTTCGGTTCAATCCCGGCGAAGAAACTTCCGTTCAATAATCACTCCGTTGATCTGACGATTCTTGAAGACTATGGCTGGTATTCCTCTAGGGTGAATGCTTCTCCCCAGGTGGGACCAGATACATATCAATTCACGTCTGCATCATTTCAATGGGGTACTTATATTATGGGCAGTGCACCTCCTACTGGTTTTACGCATGATGCGAACAGTAGGAACAAAGCCATAAAGAGATTAATCGATAGCTGTGATCGTGGCACTAATAATGTCGCCCTCGATCTTTTGGAAGTTAATCAACTGGTTCGTATGATACATACGAATACTCAGAAGATTATTACCTCTGTTAGATCATTGAGAAATGGAAATTTCTCTCTCGCAGCTAAGACTCTTTTTGGCAAGAAGCGCCCGTATTATCGCAAGTCTTTCCAAACCCGTTTGGGTTCGGGAAGGGTTGAACGCACACCGTCAGCGACTGCCAATTTATGGCTCGAGCTACAGTATGGGTGGAAACCTTTGCTTGCTGATATACACGGTGCTTTTGAGAACTTGGCGAAGTTAAACCTCGCCGATCGTTCTGTGCTCTCAGTTCGCTCGTCCGCTAGTGTAAAGTCGGAAGTGCGGAACAAGATCATCTATCCGTTCGGAAGTTGGACTATTGAAGTGGGTGGTATAGTTTTTTCTTACCAGACCACAACGAAGTTCGAAGTCCGTTATCGTGTTGATGACCATGCTCTTGCTTTCTTGGCTCAGACTGGCTTTACCAATCCCGTGAATCTAGCGTGGGAGGTTATCCCGTTTAGCTTCGTGGCTGACTGGTTCTTACCAGTTGGGTCTTTCCTTGAAGGGCTTACTGCCTTTCAGGGTCTTACCTTTCTGAGTGGGTCCCAGGTTCAGTTCACGCGGCAAGACGCTATTTACGTCGTTAACGCCAAGTATTATCCGGGAGGGTTGGTTGCACAGGGACTGCAAACTCATATAGCGTATTGTCAGCAGGTACATATTAAGATGGATCGGCAGAAATTATCTGCTTTCCCATCCCAAACGTTTCCTACCTTCAAGAACCCTATATCCGTTACGCATGCTCTTAACGCAATCGCCCTTCTTCAGACAATATTTCGCGGCTAGGCCGACGTTCCAACTTAAATAGAAGGAAAGTTTACATGACCGCTATCGCGGCTGTAAAAACCTCTTCCATCATCTCTTCGGCGACCATTGGTCTTACGACCAGTGCCACCGTTGCTGATGATGGTACGTACTCCCCAGATGGCTTTATGGCCCCTGGTGTAGCGCGATGGGTTGACCGATCCAGCGGAATCGCTGTCGGTTACCCCGCCTTGACCCTCAATGTTAGGAAACCTACCAAGGATTCCCGTACAACGAAGATCACGGTGAAATTGGTGATCCCCACATTGGCGCAGACCAGCCCTTCGACCGCTACCGGCATTCAGCCGATACCGACGAAGGCGTATGATCATACGTTTGTGGGTGAGTTTATTTGCCCAGAAGGTGGAACTCTACTTGAGAGAGAAACAATTCTCAGTCGGGTATGGTCCCTCTTCTTCGCAACTATCAACGCCAGTGATGCGGCTCCGTCTACTTCGACGGGGTCGCCTCTACGTGACGCTGTTACCAATCTCGAGCCGGTTTACTAGCGGCAAGAGATAGGAAAACTCAGATGATCACCTCCGTTTCTTCTAAGAAGCGCGGATCTAAGTTCCAAAGAGGACTTGGAAATTATCGCGTTCAACCTGGGCTTATGCCTAGGATGATTGAAAGATTCTTATCTTCCCTGGATTGTCCTCGAGCGCTTACTGTT